CCACGCGATCGGCAGCCAACAAGGAGAACCGCCAATGACGATTTCTGTAGAGCAGCTCCACGAAATGCTCAAGTATAACTCGGGAACGGGTAAATTTATCTGGCGCAAGCGCGCAGAAAGTTTCCCCGCGTCTGCGTCTTCTATACGCAGATTTAACAGCGCCTACGCTGGCAGTCAGGTTTACGAGGAAGACCACAGAGGCTACTTGCGCATGGTGCTTCTTGGTAAACGCTGTAAGTCGCACAGAGTTGCGTGGGCCATGCATAATGGCGACTGGCCTGCGGATCAGATAGACCACATCAACGGTGTTCGCTCAGATAACCGCATTGAAAACTTACGCGCTGCATCTCAGGTTGAAAACTCACGTAATACGCGAATACCCGCAACCAATATGTCCGGCGTCATGGGTGTGCATTGGGATAAGGTAAACTGGACGTGGACTGCCAGTATTGGCGTCAAAAACCGCCCAGTCTACCTTGGCACGTTTAAGCACTTTGAGGATGCCGTGAAGGCGCGCAGAGACGCCGAGCAGCAGCACGGCTACCATCCAAACCACGGCAAGCGTTGACCCCCCGCACCCCCTACGCGCTTGCCATACCCATGGCCCCGCGCTAAAATTTCCCGCGTACAAGGAGAAACGCAATGGCAGGCAAGGCGTTACGCAAGCGCATATTGACGGAGGTCGCCTCCAACGGCGGCGCAGATTGGCTGTTTGACCAGATCGCGTCTGGCATCACCGTCGCCGAGTTGGCACGCCAATACGGCTGCACGCGCAGTTATGTTAGCAGGAGCCTGAACAGCGTGCCTGAGTATGCGGCTGCGCTGACCAAGGCTCGCGGCGAGGCAGCGGATGCGCTGGTGGAGCAGGGCTTGGAGATGGTTGACGGGTTGAGCGGCGCCAGCAGCCCGACGGAGATCGCCGCCACGCGCGAGAAGGTGCAGTGGCGCAAGTTCATGGCTGGCTCGATGAATCAGGATCGCTACGGCACGCGCCCGCAGAATAATGTCACGCTTTCCATTGGCGATCTGCACTTGGATGCGCTGCGCAAGTTTAGCTCCGACATGAAGCGCGTGAACAGCGACGCCGAAGCCGCCACGATCGACGCGGAATATGTGGAGGTGTCGGATGAGTGAAGCCAACCCGTTTGACGATTTCGTTGTCGAGTATTACGACGACCCAGTGCGCTTTGTGCGCGAGGTGCTTGGCGCTGACCCGCTGCCATATCAGGCCGAGTTTCTGGCTGCCATAGCGTCCGGCGAGCGCAAGATCAGCGTGCGCTCTGGGCATGGCACCGGCAAGTCGACGTCTGCCAGCTGGGCGATGCTGTGGTTCCTGTTTCTGCGTTTCCCGAATAAGGTTGTCGTCACCGCGCCCACATCTGGCCAGCTCTTTGACGCGTTGTTCGCGGAGATGAAGCGGTGGATCAACGAGCTGCCGCCTAACCTGAAGGACATGGTCACTGTGAAGTCTGACCGCGTTGAGCTGACGGCTGCCGCGTCCGAAGCGTTCATTTCGGCCCGCACGTCTCGCGCGGAAACGCCTGAGGCGCTCGCCGGAGTGCACAGCGAGCATGTGCTGCTGGTCATCGACGAGGCGTCAGGTGTGCCGGAGAAGGTGTTTGAGGCTGCTGCTGGCAGCATGTCTGGCCACAGCGCCACCACGGTGCTGCTGAGCAACCCCACGCGATCCTCTGGCACGTTCTACGAGAGCCAGACGCGTCTCGCGAATAGCTGGTGGACGCGCCGCTGGTCATGCGTTGACAGCCCGCTTGTGTCCGACGAGTTCGTTGACGAGATGCGCGCGCGCTACGGGGAGGAGAGCAACGCGTTCCGCATCCGCGTGCTTGGCGAGTTTCCGCTTGCTGACGATGACACGATCGTGCCGTACCACTTGGCCGAGGCCGCGATGAAGCGCGACATCGAGGTTGCGCCTAACACGCGCGCCGTGTGGGCGATTGACCCTGCGCGCTTTGGCACCGACCGCACCGCGTTCTGCAAGCGCGAGGGCAGCGTGATTACGGAGATCAAGTCGTGGCGCGGGCTCGATCTGATGCAGACCGTTGGCCGCGTGATGGCTGAGTATGATGCGCTGCCCCCGTCGCAGCAGCCCAGCGAGATCCTTGTTGACAGCATTGGCATAGGGTCGGGCGTCGTGGATCGGATGCACGAGCTTGGCGCCCCCGTGCGCGGCGTGAACGTTGCCGAGGCGCCGTCGATGAAGGAGACGTATAACAACTTGCGCACGGAGCTGTGGTTTAAGTGCAAGGCGTGGCTGGAGGATCGCAGCTGCAAGCTGCCGAGCGACGACGAGCTGCTGGCTGACCTGACCGGCATCCGCTACGCGTTCACGTCCTCTGGGAAGATGGCTGCCGAGAGCAAGGACGCCATGCGCAAGCGCGGGCTGCGCTCGCCTGACCTTGCCGACGCCGTGTGCCTGACGATGGCGTCAGACGCGGCAACGGCCCTGAGCGGGCCGATGTCACGTTGGCGTGGCGCGATCAAGCGCAACCTGCAGGGGATTGCGTGACCGCGTAAAAGCGTTTACCCTACCCCTACATGGACAAGCGCACCTGCTCGCGCTATCTATACCTCAAGCGAGTTTCCTCCCTGTCTCGCGCACCTTGGCCCCGCCGCGCACCTCCCATTGCGCGCGCGGGGTTTCTTTTTGCCGTTTTAATGTTATTATGCTGGAAGATATAACGTGAGGATATTTTTATGGATGACCTGATGCAGATGCTGCGTGCGCTTGCGGAGCAGAGCCGTCGCACCGAAAGTCAGGGCTACATTCGCAGAGACGACTTTGCGCCTGCTACCCCCATGCCGCCAGAGCCGAGAAGCGATGACCCTATGAACATATTGCGACAGCTTACCGCCTCACAGCCTGACCCGCGGGCGCTGCTCAAGGATGTGCAAATGCAATCTGCAACCCCGTCAGCGCTTGAAGAATACCGCCGCCAGCAACTGGCAGCGCAGCAATATATGATGCAACTGATGCAAGGAAGGCAAGGACGATGAGAGCACCGAAGTTTAAGCCGTGTAAGGGCTGCCCGACACCCGCCGCATGCAAGCGCGCTGGAACGTGTATGGCGAAGAAGCGCATGGGCGCTTACTAGTGATGTGGACGGCGCTGCTTTTGCTTTGCAGCGTCGAGGGTAACTGCTTTTCGTTTGGCAGCCCCGTGATGCAGAGCGAGAGCCAGTGCATACAGTCCATACCGAGCGGGCTGGAATACGCGCGGCAGATGTTTCCTGCGTACCGCGCAACAGATTACAAATGCGTCCAGTGGGGCGAAGGAGCTTAGATGGCCAAGGGTTTATATGCCAACATCCACGCGAAGCGTAAGCGCATTGCTGCTGGGTCTGGCGAAAGGATGCGCAAGGTAGGCAGCAAGGGCGCGCCCACCGCGAAGGCGTTTAAGAAGTCGGCGAAGACCGCGAAGAAGAAGACCGCGTAATGAGCCGCACGAGGGCAGAGAAGATCGCATCCGCGAAGAAGCGCCACGGGTTCACGGCGGTGAATAAGCCGCGACGCGGCGGGCCGAAGAAGTTTGAAGTGCTGGCTGTTGAGGGCGACACGGTGAAGAAGGTTAACTTCGGCGATCCCAACATGTCCATCAAGAAGGATCAGCCTAAACGCAAGGCGTCCTACTGCGCACGCTCCGGCGGCATCAAGGGCAAGTCGAGCAAGTTGAGCGCCAACTACTGGTCGCGCAAAGCGTGGGATTGCTGATATGGCGACCATAGACATATTTAACCTGTCGCCGCGCGACTTTAATCTGCAGATGCAAGAAGAAGCGATGTATCGCACGCCTGCGGAGCTTGACGAGCTGCGCCGCGAATACCGCAATCGCAACAGCATGGCGGGCAAGCTGATGGGGCTGCTTGCGCCGGAAGAGGGCAAGCGTCGGTCTACATTTCTGCCGGTAGATGCGCCGCAGGGGATGTCTATATTTGACGCCTTGCGGTCTGGCCAAGCAACGCCTGCAGTGCCGCAGGGTTTGGTGGATCTTATTACCGGCGGCACGCGCGGCGTTGAGTCTGCTAGAGAATACGCGCAAGGTGTGCCGCCACGCGCAGACGCCTTAAACGATGCGCTTGCCATGGCTGGCTTGGCCATGACTGGCGGCGGCGTTGCCGCAAGTGCATTAAGGCCAACGAAGACATCTCTGCCAAGCGCCCCGAAAGAACGCGGAGACATGATCCTAAACATGCTGAAGGAGGGTGAGGCTGCCAACATCACCGACGACATGTTTGACATGGGCGACAGCGTAAAGACAACGCAGCTAAACCAGTATCTGTTTGAAAATTACGACTTGCCGATGGATGCAGATAGCCGCAGCTTACGGCTGTTCCAGATGGGATATAGGCGCGAGGGCATGCATGGCACGTCAAAGGAGCGAGGGGGAGAGTTTGACGACGAGACCCCTGATATATTGGCCTTTAGGCCGTCCGAGCATGGTGCGATTGGAAGCGGTGTTTATGTTGACCCACTTTTAGATGGCCGCATAGGAGCATCACAATACTTTGCGGAGCCAAATCGTCTTGAAGGTGGTGAATCTGGAGCATACTATCCAATCTTGACTAAAGGTAAAATGATGCCTAGCGGAAACTACAAAAGTATGTTTTCGCAAGCCCTAGAGGATCTTGGTAAAAGTGGTGATAAGAGCTTTGAAGCTAGAAAGGCTGCAGACCGTTTGGTAGCGCAAAGAGTTGCCGAGCAAGGCTTTTCTGGAATGGGGGATATTGGCGAATACACAATTATTGACCCCGCCA